GACACAGAAGATAAACTCCCTGAAATACAAGAAGTTGTCGAACAGGTCTTTGAAGAAGACAAAGAAATCCTAGAAGAATTAGTAGACACACCTCTTCAAGAACAGGCACTCGACTTCTTGAAGACCAAGCGCGTTGAGTTATCTGAAGAACAGGTCAAAATAAAAGGTCTAGAGAAACAGATCGATGACGTGAAGAAATCAATCATGAGTATTCGGTTGGGTCTTCAAGGTTCTTCGGGCGGTGGTGCAGTAAAGATAAAAGACATGGACGATGTAGACCGTTCAACTGCTCTTGTAAATAATAAGTTCCTAAAATATGATTCAGCTTCTGGTAAGTTTGTCGGTGCAGACGCATCTGGTGGTGGTGGAAGCGCAGATTTTTCATCAGTCGGTGAACATATCCTTCCATCTGCAACCGAAACATATAATCTCGGTTCAGCGACAAAGCGATGGAATGATTTGTTCCTAGCAGGTGAAACCATTAACTTGGGTGGAACAAAGATACAAAAAGATACCAATGGTGATGTTACTTTTAAAGACGGTTCAGATAATCTTAAAAAGGTAATCGTTGACGAGATTCACATTGGAAATAACGGTAATGTTCTGAAGTTGAAAAACTCTGGCGGCAAATTGAAAGCTGTCGACCAATCAGACGCCAAAGTCAGTCATGACGTTACATTCTCCGAAATCACTTCCACTCCTACCACGTTGAGTGGTTATGGCATCACTGATGCACAATCGGCTCTGGTATCAGGGACTAGCATCAAGACAGTCAACGGAACTTCTCTTCTCGGGAGCGGAAATATCGCTATCTCTGGTGGCGGTGGTGGAGATGTGGAGTTTGCAGATATTACCAGCAAACCAACGACAATAAATGGCTATGGTATAACTGATGCATTCGATGGCGCATATAGTTCGTTATCAGGTGCGCCAACATTGTTTGACGGAGCATACAGTTCTTTATCAGGTGCGCCAACTATACCAACTGTCTCAAATGATTTCACTAATGCTGACCACACTAAACTAGATGGCATTGAAGCATCGGCTGATGTAACTGACACAGCTAATGTGGTCGCGGCATTGACAGCAGGGACTAATATTACCATTGCAGCCGATGGAACTATTAGTTCGGCTGATACAAATACTACATACACTGTAGGTGATGGTGGTCTCACACAAAATAACTTTACTGATGCTGATCACACAAAGCTAAATGGTATAGAGGCATCAGCGGATGTTACAGACGCGACAAACGTGACGGCAGCTGGAGCGTTGATGGATTCAGAGGTCACAAACCTCGCGGAAGTGAAAGCATTTGATTCTTCAGACTACGCAACAGCTGCACAGGGAACTAAAGCAGATACAGCGCATGGCTGGGGTAATCACGCATCAGCTGGATACCTCACGTCAGTAACCACGTCGACAACACAGTCAACAGGCGATAATACAACTAAAATTGCAACAACTGCCTTTGTCCAACAAGAAATTAATGCACTGAAGGCTCTGTTGTATTCTTATGACCAATCATAAGTCTTATAAATAGTACCAGACTTTAAACAAATTCATTAGGGGTTCAGATGGCTCTATCAACTAGACAAGAACTAATAGATTACTGCCTCAGAAGATTGGGATTCCCTGTAATCGAAATAAACGTGGATGAAGATCAGGTTAGCGATCGCATCGATGATGCATTACAGTTATGGCAGGAATACCATTTTGATGGCGTAGAACGTGTGTATATTAAGAAAGCACTTGAAGGTTCTACTCTAAATCTATCCACTTCTGTTGCATTTATTGACGGGGAAACAGTTACAGGCGGCACATCAGGAGCGAAAGCTACTGTCGATAAAAGCAGTTCGGGCGACAAAGTAATCTACGAAAACGTACAAGGTGCTGCAAAGTTCGCTGCAGGAGAGACAATCACTGGTTCTGACTCAGCACTTACTGCAACAATCAGCACAATCGTAAAAGGCGATATCGAGAACGGTTACATCACTATCGGTAATGAGATACTCGGTGTGACAAAAATGTTTAAGTTTGGCGGTATTGGCTCGACATCTAACTCTGATGGTCTGTTTGATATTGACTATCAATTTGCTCAAAACGATCTGTACAATCTACTCAGCGCAGACGTCACATACTACTCAATGGTGAAGACTCATATGAATCTCCTTGAGAGTTTGTTCGTGAATGATCGCGCAATCAGATTCAATCGCAAAACGAACAAAATGTATATCGACACGGATATGGACAAGACTTTCGATATCGGTGACTTCATTGTAGCAGAAGGTTATGCTCTTGTAGCTGGAACAGACTATTCAGAAGTCTACAACGACTTATGGTTGAAGAAATATGCTACTGCATTGATCAAGCGGCAATGGGGAGAGAACATGAAGAAGTTCGGAGGAATCCAACTTCCTGGAGGTGTTACTCTCAACGGTGACGTTATCTTTGGCGAGGCTCTTGCTGAGATAGGTCAAATTGAAGAAGAGATGCAAGTAAGATACGAATTGCCCCCAACATTCATGACAGGTTGATAAATGGCTACCAATTTCTACTTTCAATCGGGCGACACATCTGGAACCACTGCTGAACAACGGCTAGTGGAGGATCTTGTTGTCGAGTCGTTGAAGATTTATGGTCATGACATTTTCTATATGCCTCGTACATTCGTGAATACTGATACTATCTTTGACGAAGATGCATTATCTAAATTCGAACAAGCATACCCAGTTGAAATGTATCTAGAAAACGCAGAAGGATTCGAGGGAGACGGAGAATTATTCCAGCGGTTTGGTCTTGAGATAAGAGACCAAGCAACATTCGTTTTGTCTAGAAAGAGATGGAACGATATTGTTAACAACACTGATGGAAGCACGTTTGTCGGTGGCGGTGACAGACCGATGGAGGGAGATCTATTATATTTCCCCAAAACCAGATCCCTAATGGAAATCAAATTTGTCGAATTCCAAGATCCTTTCTACCAACTCGGAAAGATCTATGTGTTCAAACTCAAATGTGAGTTGTTCGAGTATGGTTCTGAAAGAATCGACACAGGTAATACTGCAATTGATCAGATCGAAGACGACAACACAGTTGATCAACTTCTGTTTGAACTTGTTCTCGAAGATGCTTCAGGTAATCTTACATTGGAAGATGGCGGCTCTCTCATTAAAGAAGACTATGCAATCAAACCTTCTGTTCGGGGAGACGACTTCAAAGCAGCAGAGATTGCTAGTAATATCCTTGACTTCACTGAATCTAACCCATTCGGAGACTTATAATGTTTAAGGGTAAGAATTTTTATCACTCTCATGTCCGTAAAGCAGTCGCGGCATTTGGAACCATATTCAACAACATCATAATAGAGAGAAAAGACTCTTCTGGTTCTGTCGCCCAGACATTGAGAGTGCCTCTTGCGTATTCCACAAAACAAAAATTTATCTCTAGAATTGAGCAAGTCCCGACTGTTGAAAGTCGTGGTGAAGTCGCTATTGTACTTCCTCGTATGGGGTTTGAAATCATCTCACTGCAATACGATGCAGCAAGAAGGGTCTCTCCCATCCACCACCATAAAAAGGGTTCGGGATCGGCAACTTCTGTAAAGAGCGTATTCACATCTACACCATATGACCTCAGTTTACAACTGTATGTGTTTGCAAAAAACCAAGACGATGGATTGCAAATAATCGAACAAATCCTTCCGTTCTTCAACCCAGACTTTAGTATCACTGTCAATGATCTACCTGAGATGGGTATCAAGCGCGACATCAAACTCACGTTGGATTCAGTTGGGTATGAAGACCAGTCACAAGGAACTTTTGCAGACAGAGCCAGTATTGTCTGGACTCTCACATTCAATATGAAACTTAATTTCTATGGTCATGTGGGCGACCAAGATGTTATTAAGAAAGCAGTTGCCAATATATTCCAAAATCCAGATTTGGCTGGAGCGCGTACCACTCAACAATATACTGTGGTGGCAGCGACAACTACTGGGGTTGCAACGCTATTAAGCCAGTCAGTCGATACAATATCTCTTACATATGCAGGCGGCAACTATGGAGAGAATGGACCAAATGTTACCATTTCTGGTGGCGGTGGTTCTGGTGCAAGAGCATCGGTTGTCATGGAAGTCGATCCTATAAATACTGGAAAGTACAGAGTCAAGAACGTAGTTATTAATGATGGCGGTAGTGGATACACTTCCGTACCAACGGTTACATTCGAAGCACCAGATTCAGGTAATCAGAGTGTGGATGATGCATACCGATTCCTTGAAGAGTTTGATGAGACTTATGAGTAAAAATAAAGTATTTGATGCCTTAGATAAAACCTTCGAGACTTCAACGAAGTCTACTGAG